TAATAGAATAAGTATTTAATGTAGATAAAGTAAATGTAGAGGTTTGATAGCCGCCAGCTCCACCGCCAGCATAGTTAGAACCACCACCACCACCACCAGCAACAACAAGATAAGATGCAGACACTCTATTTTTATCTGCAAAAGATAAAGCACCATAGGCTCTTGCTGCTTGAACGGCTAGTCTGGATAGTAGTGGCATTAGCTAATTCCTATTTAAACTGTGTTTGTGATGCAAATACTGTAAATGTTGCTGAGCCTGTTTTAACAATAGTATATGAGTAGGCATCTATACCTGATGCGTTACCACTTGACCATGCTGTTCCACCTTGATATTTAGGTGTGACCGATGATCCATCAATAGTAATTGCATTGTTGTAGTAAGCTGTAGCACCTTGTGATACTAAAAATACTACTGTAAGAGCTTGTCCTGTGGACATAAGTGTATTTAAAGATGTTGTACCATTACCTCTAAAGTTTACTGTCCAGTTAGCACTTGCATCAGTTGTGTAATAAAGCACTGATTGAGATGTCACATCATAGTTAATTGTGCCAGTAGCCGCAGTTGCTGATACAGTTGCAACTTCTGCTGCATCTTGGAATACTGCAGCAATAGCTGTGGTTGAACCTGTAAATGTTTGAGTGCCTGTATAGCTAGTTGTGCCAGACATGGTAGCAACGTTAGCTGTGGTAATATTTGCAGTTGTAATATTTGCAACGTTAGCAGTTAATACACCAGTTAAGCCTGTAGTTCCAGTAACAGCAAGGTTTCCAGACACAGTTAAATCTGTGATAACTTCTTTACCACCACTTGAATCACTTAATAATTGGAAATTTGTGCCATCATATTGAACATCCACAATAGCATTAGCTACAATGGTGTTAGCTGCAAGTGCAGAACCATCTGTTAATCTAATTGCACCAGAGCCAATAGATACACTATTAACTTGTACTTGAAGATTAGATGCACCAGTGTTAGCATTAGATGCTTTAAATTGTAATCGTAAACCTGCAGTCACTGTAGTGGTTACAATGTTTGCAGGATAATTTGCAATATAGGCATCAGCCACGCCTGTATCTACCACATAATTTGAATAGGTAGCCAGGTCATTAGTTGCATTGGAAACTGCTGTGAAATCTTGATCGAGATATACAAGGGGAATAGCACTTGTACTTCCCGCAAACGTATTTGGTATTGATATTGGTTTTGCCATAATTTAGAACCTCGCCCTTAATTCATGTTCATATTCGAACCCGTTAATAGTATATCCCGGTGATGAAGATTGTACAGTCATTCCAAGATATTTGCCATACTGCTGTGCATCTGTTTTGTATAAATTATACCCAGTTGATGACCAACCTATAATTGCCCCAGTTGAACTTGTCCAAGGAATGGTCGATCCAGAAGTGCTAATCCATGGAATAAGAGAACTAAGAGAATAAGTTGGACTTGATCTATTTTCATTGTCCACAGTTACTGTACAAGTAAAGGTATTTGCATTAGAAGAGGTAGCTTCAATAGCTATCTTCAAAGCTTGCTTATCTCGTATAGGATCACCCATGGGGTGAAGTGCTGTAGAAGCCTTTGTTAGAATAGTAACAGTTGAATTTGAATATAATTTAAAAAGATCAGTGCCTGTTGTACCATAGACAATAGCTTGACCACTAATAGGTAAAGCTGTGGTATGTCTTAAAGCCCCTTGAGCAGATATAAACCATTTCTTTTCAAAGAAAATCATTTGAATAAAACGACCAGAAACACTATCTCCTGTATATCTTACATTAAATAATGCACATAAGGTATTGTTTAACAACACTTGTCCAGCAGTAATATCAAAATTATAGTCAATGTTTTCAACCACTTCATCTAGTGCATCTGATAATTTAGAGGTGGTAGAACCTACAAGGGCATACACACCATAGTCATTCATAAATAATACTGATCTAAAGTATGGGAATATGGCATAAGGTAACTTGGTGCCTACAGAAGCCGATACGTTAGTATTAGTAAATAAGGTAGTTCCAGCTGTAGTAACTCTTACATCTGAGAATACGTTGATGGAATCTTCACCAAATATGTATAAAAAGTTGTTAGCAGAGAGTAAATTAACAATATTACTTCTTAAAGTAGCATCAGTTAAGGATACTGTGCCAGCAGACACGCTTGTAAAGTCTGAATATGAGCCTGCAGCTGTGTAATATACGTTACGACCAGCAGCAATCCATACTCGACCACTAAAAGATTGAACGCCTGTGTTGTCATCTAGGTTGATAATAGCTTTAGCTGTAGCATTAGAGCCTCCACCGCCTGTAATAGTCACTGTAATGTTAGACGCATTAGTGTATCCAGAGCCAGGATTAGTCATTACAGCTTGTACCACTTGACCACCTGAGATAATACCTGTGGCTGCTGCATTAGCACCACCACCTCCAGATATAGTGACACTTAAATTAGAAGCATTTGTGTAACCAACACCCCCACCCGTAATAAGCACTGATACAGTGCCTTTTTGAAAAGTAACTAAACTTGCTACGGCATTAGCACCAGAGCCACCACCGCCTGTAAATGTTACAGTAGGAGGACTTGTGTAGCCAGAACCAGCTTCAGTTAAAATCACTGCATTGATGGTGCCAGTAGCTACTGTAGCGTTGGCTGCAGCTGATGATCCACCACCGCCTGTGATAGTCACAGAAGGAGCTGTGGTATAACCTGAGCCAGAATTAGTGACTGTAATTAAAACAACTGTATTAGATAAGGTAGTTGCTACAGCTGTAGCTTGAGTGCCGCCAGGTAAGTTAGGTGCACCAATAGCAACATCAGGTACAGAGGTATAACCAGAACCTACATTAGTCATTGAAATAAATTTAACACCACCTGAACCTTCAGTGATGGTACATACTGCAGTAGCTTGAACACCATTAGCATCATTAGGTGCACTAATAATAACAGCAGGAGCTTCTGTGTATCCTGCACCACCAGATATTAAACCAATGAAACCTACTGAACCTACAAAAACTAAATTAGTGCCATTCCAAGTATAGTATCCTTTTGATGGATCAAGGATAAGTGCACGCTCACTTTTCCATTGTGATACTCGCATACCACTATTAGAGAATGTACTTGTAACAGCTACATTACCTTTTGTGTTAGTGGCTAAATCTACATATTCACATCGACCATCAGCTTGAAATGCTAAAGCATAATCTTTGTTATTGATATTGACTGAAAAAAGTTGAGTAACAGTGTTACCAAACGAAACAGATTGATTATCTGAATTAGGAAGAGCTTTTAAATTACCATAGCCCAAAGGCATGAGATTTTCAAGCCATGAGAACTCTGTCTCTTCAATCGCAGTACGATTGCTTTTGCTATTGATACCCTTAAACTGCTTGGTAACAAGATACGACTTTTTCTGTTCAACTGCTGCCATAGTTTATAAAGTCGAGTAAGGGTCAGGAATTCGTCTAGTAAATACGCTATTAAGCACAGCTTGTGCTTGTTTAATATATTCTTGTTTAAATATTTCAGCTTCACCAAATGATTGTTCTTTGTATTTAGCTTTGTAAGCTGCATAAAAAGCTATAGGTGAGCTGTATGGACTATTGATAGTATCAACGTCTGTGCCTGCAATTAATGGTGTAGGCAATACAGTAGTATCAATTTCTAATTGATAAATTTGATCTGGCACAGGAGAAATAAATATTTGAGATTGTCCATACACTGTAAATGAAATAGGTCTGCCAATATAGTTTTGCCAAAAACGCAACTCAGCGTTAAATTGTGTCCATGGCATATATCTCATAGGTACTCGTGTATTTCCCCAATAGAGATTTATATTTAAAACATCAAGGGTTTGTATGCCTTGAGGTAGAGAAGCATAGTAAATGTTTTCACAATTACCTACATAAGTTAATCCTACAGTTCCATTTAGGAATTGTGTAGTAGGAGGATAGTTATAATTAGCAGCAGGATAAGCAGGGGGTTCAGTACCTGTTGTGCCAGCTTGGGTAACCTGATAAATGAAGATGTTAGAAAAAACAAAACTATTGAGAGTAAGAGCAGTACTAGCAGCCCATGCTGTAGGATTTGTAGGGGTTGCTCCACTGATAGTGTCAGTTGATCTAACTTTTAAAGGTGTTTGTGAAATCTGGACTATTCTTAAACATCCAGTGTCTCTAACTAAACGCTCTCTAGCGTCATTGATATAATCTGTAAGCTCAGTATCAGTATAGAAGTTGCCATTAGCATCATGCAAAAGTCGTCTGACTTCTGTAATATATCCTGATAGTGTCTGAGACATTTAAACTCCATACAATAATATATTGTTATCCAGCCACTTGGATTTTTTCCTTCTCACGTTTCAAAGGCATAACCTTATTCTCATGAGAAGGTAATTCATCCACCACTGGGGATAACAAGTGGTTGTGTTTAGGTGGTTGGTCTGAAATGACAAATTGTTCTAATTTCTTTAGACCTTTTTCGATGTCATTCCTTGTTTGAATGAAACCAAGTCTCACCATGTATTCTTCTTTATTTGAATCTAAATAACCAAATATGTGACGAGCAGCCTTTTCGGTAATTTCTACAGTTTTTCCTTTAGGGAACTGTATGGTCTTAAATTCAAAATCGAATTCAAGTAAATTATCAGACTTATTCGTCACATACAAGGTTGACATTTCTATAACGTTACAACGTCACCAAAAACAGTAATATCGCAAGTACCATTGGTTACAGCAGTATTAACTACCAAGTATAAGGCTGGAGCTGTGTAAACACCTGTTAGTGTTGCAGCTTTTAAACCTAAATCTTGGTAAGTAGTTGTGCTAGACACATTGGCTAAAACTACGTTATTGGAAACTGCATTTGAAGCATTGCCATCACTTGATGTGAGGATTGCTACGTTTGCAGTTGCAATAGTTGCATTTGCGTTAGCTACAGTAATTTGACGAACGATGTAAGCAGTACCAGATGTAATTGGTATTGTTGCTACAGCATTACCAGTTGCACCTACTGATGCACCTTGTACTTTGCCTAGAGCAATACCATTAAAACGATCTGGGTACAACGCTCCTACATGATTCGCAATCATACCGTCTCCTTAAGCGTAAGTTTCACTAACAGCTTCACCGCCATTAGTTGCTAATAATGTTACTGATGTGTTTGCTGATGCTGCCACCGCAAATACATTTTGACCGTCAGAAATAATAACGCCACCAGTGTTGTTAGCCATAAGCGTAGCAGCACTAGTCCCATTATTTGCTGTCACAGTTACGTTAGCTGTTGGGTACATTAAGTACACACCAGCTGGAATAACTGTACCAGGTGTTGTCACGGCTGTAACAGTTGTTGTTTGAAAGTAGGCACCTGCAGTGTTAGTGTTAGTACCTGAAACTAAAATCTTATTGGTTGCTAATGACATAACTTATTCTCCTTAAATTGTTAATGAGTTATATCCAGTAACCTTAGTCATGGATTTTGGTTTAGTATTCACTAACTCAGCAATAGTTAGCACCGCACCTACATAACCGATTTGCCAGTTAGGTAGAGTTGATTCAAAACCTGTAAACACAAATGAACCTTGGTCATGGATATATAATGAGAGGTAATTTGTATTGAGGAAGTAAACCGTACCTTCTGGGCAATATGGGTCTGGATAAATTGGCACACCAGCTACCATCAATGCACGGAAAGCTGCTTGAGGACCGTTTGCTTCACCATCAAAGCCTGAACCTGGAGTAATTACATATTGCTCTTGACCAACGTAGTCTTGAGCTAATAATGTCCAAGTACCAAAGCCGCACACACCAAAGCTAGGCACTTCAGCAGAGTTTTTAACTGTGCCAGAAATGTATTGCAAGATGTTTTGACGGGTTGGGTTGACACCACCTGCTGCATATTGTTTTGATTGCCACCAAGTATATGTAGCACGGTCAATATTACCGTAAGTACCACTTGATGAAACAGCTGCAGGTAACCCTGTAAATTGTTGAGTATTAGTACTGTTGTTGTACAAGCTTGTTGCCATAGCATCCATCATAACGTTGGTTGCATCATTCATTCTAGCTTCAATCAAAGGAATGACTGCGGCATCTTGTTGAACTGCACCTTCCATACCTAGGAATGGAACTGGAGCAATCATCAACTTTAAGTTGAACTCAGCATTGTATGCGCCTTGTTGAACTGAAGGTTGATTGAATGAGCCAGAATAGTCTGACCATTGTGCGTTCACAAATTGTGAGCCTTGTACAGGCACAGTTACTGAAGAAACACCACCAGATGCTTGTTGACTGTTTGCAATCAACGCCGCCATCAATGGGGTGCTGTTATAAAGTTGTACGACTAGCTTCGGGATAAACGCTCTACGAGTGACGTAAGTCAACTCCGTTAATTGTGTTGAACCTGAAGCCGGAAGAATACCACCACCTATAGCCATAGCTAATCTCGGTTTTTAAAAAAAATTGATCCCCGTTACT